GTTCGTCTGCGCCCAAATTTCAAGGAGCGATTGAACAAGCAGGCGTGAGTCAATTCATGACAGCTGCTGGCAGGTATGTGGAGACACAGGCCAACCTCAGGAATATTCAGGTAGCGAACATAAGCCAGAACATCAGTGGGCTGAAAGACCGTTATTCTAACGTAATGCAAGCAGTGAACCAGCAGACAGCTGCTGTGTCACAGGCCTTGTCCGTGCTACAGCAAAATGCGTCTTTTTTGTTGAACATAGTAAGAATTCTAGAAAGTTCGAAATCACAGCTTGACCTTCGTAGTGATTTTTACCTTGTCAATGCACAACAACTTGCGCTTTTTTTGATTTCAAATTTTGGACAAGAGAGGTTAACTCTCAATCCCAACAATGGTAGCCGAGTTCTTAACATTTTGACACAAGCGGGCAGCGCGCAATCATTTTCTGTCGGTGATGTGCTGCAAAAATTAGGCTACACTAGTGATTCTGTCACTAATGTGTTTGCATCGACCAAGTTGTGGATGCAATTGTTAGTCGAACTCAAAGGAATTTTGCAGCATCACTCCTTGTCGTTCATTGATGTTCAACCGACATTTCAGAAGAATGATGTCAACCCATCGACAATTCTAATTCCACCTACAAATTATTTTGGCTTGTCGACCAATCTACCATCACTTCCAACCATTGATGAGCTCATAAGCTTGCAGGTTGGTAATGCAGCAACCGTGATTAATCAACTTGTTCCTGCCTTTGGGTCAATCTATCAAAATGTGACTTTTAAGACAGAAGAGGCACGCATTGCAGCGCTTGCGCATTTAATCTCACAAGAATACCGATACTCTTATGCCTTGACAAAGTCTCAAGTCGTAGGCATTCTCCAGACAGGTTACGGTTTTATTCCACAACCAACTGGCAATATTTCAGTCTTTGATAGCATTATCGGTAAATTTGGCAATAACATTACTGATTTTTCTGCTGTTCAAGACAATTCACTTGCATCTGTAGCGCAGCAACAACCCACCTCTAACGGTGAAAAGTTAGCAGTTCTGACGTTTGAAAACAAGTACGTGGAAGGGGACACGGGAACGCAGACGCCCGGGGGTGATTTCCTGTTTGACCAGGTCTTGCAGACTGATGGACATGCTTTTAATACCGCGAACATGGATGCTGTCGCGACGACGCTGACAAATCAGTTAAACCATTTTTCGACGATGGTTGATGCATTCAACATGTTGGCTTTGCCTAGCAATCCATTTCCTCTGACTGTGGGAACTCCCAAGGATACAAATGACACTTTCCTTGGCGACCCATCGGATACAGTTTATGCACTTATTTCGAACCTTGTTAACCCGACTAATGGGAATGCACTTAGCATTGCTAGCAATGATAGGTTGGGTGCAGTCTTTGCTCAGGCACGTAATGACGTACGTGTGAAGACAATTTTGTTCTTATATGTTCTTAGCAAGATTTCGCGCAGTTACGGCATCAATGTGCCATTTTTAGCCTCATCATCACAGGGTGATAACACACCTCTTGTCAATTACCTCATTCAACAGCTAACAACCGCGCTGCAAGCATCTGTTCCGCAGTCAACTTCGGCAATTCAAATTATTGTACAGCCCGTATTAGCTGGAACTGTCATTAACACCGATGCAATGACAATTGCGAGCATCACGTCAGCAATGACAGCTGGGACACCGCTAACTCAAGTCATTGAGAGCTTCATGAGTTCTGTGATAATTCAGTTTCGACAGAGTTCAACAGCTATTACAAACAACTTTAGCCGCTACGGTGGGTACTTGGATACCATCATCATGATGGCGGCATTTGATTTTGCCATCTCCTGTGTCGCAAGGTACAGCAATCAGCAGCTGATTGGCAGTCACACTGGCATTCTTCCAGTCGGTTTGGGCCAGGTTACATTTGCTGTCACTCAATCGAGCACCAATCATCTGACATCATTGAATGAAGTCACACAACGCTTAGCGTCCGAGGCAAATTTGACACGTGAGCTGGTCATGACTATTGTCAATATTCTTCGTCAGCTAAGCGGTGCTTTGAAAGGCGCTAGCAACAGCCTCAATAGCTCTACGACACAAAGTTCGTTGCAAAGCATTGCAACATCAATCAATAATCAAAACTTGCTAAGCATGCTGCTGACAGAACAACAGATTATGTTGCTGGCTGCAAGCGTCAAAGACCTCGTTGCTGCGATGACGAACACATCACCCATTGCTCAACCGTCCGCCGACGTGGTCACGGGATTAGCAAATCAGGAACTAACTGTCTTGGATGATAGTGCAGTCCAGCCTGCAACACTGGATGCTCTCGAAAAGTATTTTAGCATTGGAGATTTGGCGTCAACTGAAGCCCTCAATAAGCGCATCATGACTGTGGGAATTCCATTAGGATTTACACAAAAACTGAAGCAAAAAGTAAACATTCAAAATCAAAAAAGGGCATCATTCGAAAATAAGCAAAATGATATCATCAATGTCGCTGTCTATAAGGTTGACATTCAGAACGCTGACATCATTTACAAGCCTGTACGGTATCTGTTTGAAATGTCTCGATTTCCAATTCGAGTCAGTACGGGCCAGTGGCTTCCAATCCCCGATAACCCAGCGCTTGCAGATGTCATCAATGCAATTCCAACCCAATGTTTGAGCCAAAACCTAGACGCTAGCACAGCATCGTCTACTTCATCAGGAATTGAATACGCGTCCGCGGCAATTGCTAACAGTCCAGGCGCTGCGCAAGGTTCTCGCACAGCCCTTAGTGACCCATCGTATGATTTTTTGACCGCACAAGAGAAAGCTGCAATACTCAACAATCATGTTGTCAGTCAAATTTTAGAGACTTACATCAAATTGATGACTGGAATCAGTGTGGGTGAAAACAATTATGACATGGTTGCGCCGCCTGCACCCGTGTCAAGTGACATTGTAGAGATGGTCGTTCGTCATACGATTAATAGCGTCGCGGGTCAACAAAATACAAAGCAACCATCGACATCAAAGGCACCTGCTAGCGCACTGCCAACCTCTGCTTCTCCTGCTGGAGGCGTCCTTTTTTCATCAACTGCTAGTAAGGCACTAAATCAAGGCAAGGTGCAAGCGGGCAGCGTTCAGCCTCAGCCTGTGTTAACAAATCCATCAGGAATTGCAGGTCAGGTTACTTCAGCTGCGTTGTTTCGTTCTCCTCAAATGGCCAATCCGCCCGTAAAAACGCTTGAACAGCAAACTGTCACAGCGAACGTAGACACGTTGATGGATGCTCTAAGCACCAGTGATGTCACTACGATGTTAGCACATCTTCAGACTGTCTCGCAGTTTGCTAACATGTTGTCTAACCTTGCTGACACTGAAGCAATCAATCAAAAAGTTCTGAATCCCAAACAATTTGACAGGGTTTTTAATGTGTTAGTAGACCCACGTGATTTCCAAGTTGATGTCGAAAAGACAATTGCAACATCGTTTGGGAGGACTGCTTTGGCACTGTTGCTACAGTCAGGTGACATTGTTCCTAGTGACATGGATTCAATTAGCACGACATTGTCAACGTCAGATGCGTACCAGTTACAAGCGATTGAAAATGTCTTGCTAGGAAGAGCGTTTCCACAAGGAAGTCAGGCTCCAAATATCAACAACTATTCATTTAGAGAGCGTGACAAGACAGAAGGCGACCTTGTCACCGACAAGTATTTTGTCACTATCGAAACATACGGTGAGGATGAAACATGAGCGTATCCCAACCGTCGAGTGAAATTTACGTCTTAGACGTCCCTGAAATCAAACATTTTCAGGCAATCTATCACTACAATTTTTTTACGCCTGATGAAAGTGTCAATGCCACGGGTGGTGTTCCCGCAAACATTTTGGCGCGGCCGGGCTCTGAAGTAGACAGTTCATTCATTCAGTACTCTGTCACTCGTGCCCCCAGGTTCGTAGAATTTCGTTGGCCCACTCCTCAGATTGCTGATGTTGGAAATCAGGTCACTGAACAATCAATGCGAAATCAGTCATTTAAAACGACTGGTGCCCAAAATGGGTCGCTAATCCTCGACAACATCGATAAAGTTGTCAGTGAAGATGTTTTTGCTTCTAACAACTACGTCTCTTTCAATTTTCATGATGGTCAGATTGACAATAAAGCTTACGAAATTGTCTCGGGTTCATTGCTGCAGTTGACGCTTGATGAGCAAAATGACAGTAATGTCAGTCCTTACAAAGCTGCACAACGATTGTCACTGTTACTTCCGAAGTCTATCAAAACAAATTTCTTGTACCAAGCATTGACGATGCCTGGAAAGGCATACGGAGGCCAATTTTATGTCCCTGCCGCAGCCAGTGCTGGCCAGGGAACTAAACCTGGACTTGCGTTGCCATCACAGGGAACACGGGTTTCAAGTGCATACTTCGAGCAATTGAAGGCAGTCAAGACAAATGCACAAATTAATACCAAATTCATTGGTGATATTGTTCAGAGAACAATCACAGACCCTACGAATGCTTCTGCAGGAGACTTAATCAATACCCAGCCTTTTGCCCAACAGGCGCAGAATGCAACAAACCAGAAATTTTCGCCAGCATTGTCTGAACAGGATTTCAAGTCATTCGTCCCGTACATCAATGTGATGAGATTGGGCAATGATTCCCATGCGCAAAAGTATGCTGCTGAAATTGTGGGCTATGTCATAGACAAATTTGAAATCAATCCCGATGGTTCAATGACTGCGTGGCCACCTGTCATCATAGACTCGGCTAGTTCATCAACGACAGCAGACTTTCAAGTCAAGTTCAATTCCACCTACTGCTACACGATTCGAACTGTTGCTTTGGTGACAATCCCAGCCATCAATGATGATGATGGGTCACTTGCCATCGTGCAATTTTTGGTCAGCAGCAAACCCTCAAACAAGGTCTACGTCTCGACGCTAAAGTTAGATGCTCCTCCTCCTCCCAGCGACATTGATTTTATTTGGAATTATGAGACCGATGACAACGGCAATCCAATCGGCCTCATGGTCACGTGGGCCTTCCCTGTGACGAGTGAACGTGACATCAAGCAGTTTCAGGTCTTTAAGCGAACCAGCGTTGACAACCCATTTGAACTGCAGAAGCAATACAATTTTGATGACAGCATCGTCAAGTTTCCATACCCAGAAAATCCTGACCCGTCAGTCATTGAGAACCTTACTTCACCAGCATGTTACTGGATTGACGATGCTTTTGATTGGAATGTCAACACGTCTCAAAAGAAAGGCGTCATCTACACTGTGGCGGCTATCGACGCCCATGGGCAGACAAGCAACTACGGCGCTCAATTTTTGGTGTGGTTTGACCGCTACCAGAACAAGCTACAAAAGAAACTCGTGAGCCACTTGGGGGCCCCCAAACCGTATCCCAACCTGTACCTGCAAGCTGAGCTCTTTGTGGACACCATCAAGGTTAAGGGTCCTCACACCACGACGATGAAGGTCTATTTCAACCCTGAATACTACTATCTGTTTGATGACCAGAACAGGTACGTGCAGGTATTGCAGACGAACCAGGTTGGTGGAAGCTATAGGCTACAGTTTCTCAATGCTGACAATTTGAAGTCCGCAGAATTGGACATCTTCATTGACGACAGGACGTTAGCTACGTCAAATGTCATTGCTTCGCCGACAGTGACCTTTGGAAAGAAGCGTAAAACGAAGGCAACGAAGCAGTGATGCACACGATGTGTATGATGATAGAAAACGTGGATGGCGAATCACGCACCTTGAATGGTCACACACCGACGAGCGGTGGATACATATGGCGGTATGATTCTGAAGGCGGTAGGACCGCAGGACAGGGTTGAGGTGTAACATCGGATTTTTGGACAATAGCAGCAATAACATCCTCCTTGACGCAGTTTTAACTGATGTGGGCCGACAGTTCCTTGCTCGCAACGATGGTTCGTTCTCTGTTCACAAGTTTGCCTTGGGTGATGATGAGGTGAACTATGGCATCATTGCGAAGTATGGCCGCACGGTTGGTGCTGAAAAAATCGAAAAGAACACTCCCATCTTTGAGGCACTGACGAACCAAGCAATCGCCCAGAAGTTCAAGATGATTAGCATTAGCAATCCCAACTTGCTGCGGTTGCCGGTGCTGTCTCTCAGTGGAGACGCTAACGTTGACGGCCTCAATGAGGTGGTCACGCTAGGACGCAATACACAGCAGACATCAAACATCACGGTGCAGCAGACGATTCTAAATGAGACGACGATTGACGTTGAGCTGCGTGACCAAACATTCATTGTTGATGTCCCCAATTTGTTCTTGCAGATTCTCAAGAACACTCCCGAGAACGTGGATGGCAACCAACGAGCTACGTACATTCTGACACGTTCGCCTGCTGAGAATGCATTTGGTGGTTCATCAGTTCAGTTTACCTTGTCAGTCAAGAGCCTGTCAGACACCCTGTTTTCTGTCTATGGAACGACGGCTGATAAGACCAAAATTAAGGCCTATATGAAGGTCACTGGCGTCCAATCAGGGGCTGTTCAGGACATCGGTGTAATCATCGATAAGAATCTTTGATTTCTTGTTTACATCTAAGTGGAGCGTAACTAGTGGCAACGTTTAAGGAAATTCTACCGTCAGACATCAAGACTTCGCGTTCGTTCCTGAACCAATTAATTGATGTCCTCCAGGAAGATGTCAGCGGCTCGAGCTCTAGGCGAAAGTACCAGGTCTTTGTCACTGGAGGCGTTGGGCCAGGCGTGACAAGTTCCTTGTTCCAGACTGTCTACGACCAAGATTTTACGCTCCAGACAGCCAATGCAATCTTTGATATGACTGTCGGTCTGCAGCCTGGCGGAGCTACTGAACTTTCAGCTCAAACAGGCGTTGACAGCGCGGGCAAGGAACTTTTCCCCAGCTCGTCATTGATGATGCGTGAAAAGATGGATGTCTATCGTCAGTTTGCCCAAGCCCTCCTGGGAAACAATAGCAGCGTTTTCACCTCGCCTCTAGACAGCAGCAATCCATCTGACCAGATTGACGTTGCTTGCTTTGTTGCTTTCAAGCGCCTCTTTGCTCGCGACAGCATCAAGCGAGAGACGTTTGCCATGCGCTTCTTTCAGACAGCTTCGGCAGTCGGGCCCAATGGGCAGACTGACCCATTTCAGTCTCCGGGTCGCGGCGGCGGGAACAATTGGGTGCCCAACCTCAACAGCACTTCTATTTCAGGCAGCTCTATCTACACGGACATCGGTGCGGCCACCAACAAGCTGACGACGTTCGGCGGTCAGGTAGGAAATGTGGTCGATAGTGCCAATACCTCAAGGAACGTGGGGTTGCTCTTTTATGACCGTGGAATTCTAGTCCTTGACCTGGCCAAGTGCACCAGCGGCAGCCAGTTCGTTTCAGGCACCATCGATGCCATGGCCCCTCTAGGAAATCAGGTGCTTGGGGCTTCGGGCACCCAGACGCAGTTTGTTTCCACGTTCATTCCTGATTTCATTGTTAGCGCGTCCATTGACAACATTGTTGACCACATCGCTTCCTGTCGCATGAGTTCAGGCAGCCAGACAGCGATGACGTTCCAGAACATCACAAACATCAATAGCACCCTCATCTTTTGTCGGGCCCAAGCTGACGAGTTCAACTACTCATCAAATCCGACTTTCACTGACACCACTAATCGAATTGTTGTCATTGACGTGGGCCAGGAAGACACTCAACAGTCGTTTACGTACGTATCGAGTGTGGGGCTTTATGATGCAAATGACAATTTGTTAGCGGTCGCTAAACTTTCTCGGCCCGTTCAAAAATCACCCGAGAGGGATTTAACGCTTCGCGTTCGACTCGACTTCTAACGTATGTAAATGGTTGCTGTGTGGGTTACAATGGCCAATGCAGCAGTGTAAAGAGTGCTCACAGGTGTTTGAACATGTTCGTACGTTCAAGCTTCACCTGAAGCGTGTTCATGCAACTTGCTTGATGGATTATGTCATCAAGCACGACTATAACGGCCTGTACCCTTTGTGTGCATGTGGCTGCGGCGAACGTGTGACCTGGCGTAATGATGCTTATTTTCAGAGGCTTGTCTTAGGTCATTACACTAATGAACTACGTGAACAGGTTAGTGCCCGTCGCCTAGGTGCAAAGGCCTCTGAAACGACTCGACGGCGTCAGAGCGATGCGTTGTATAACTTTTATGCGTCTGTTGAAGGTCAGGCCGTTGTAGCTTCTCGAGCACAGAAGCTACGTGAATGGACGCAGACCGATGAAGGTAAGCAATCAGCTATTGACCGTGGTCAGAGATTGCGAGAATTTAATGCAACACCTGAAGGTAAGGCTATTAGAGAGCGCGCCGGGAAGAAGTTCAGCGAGCTTCGGCGGACATCTCCCGAGTTGTGGCCCATTGTCAGGTTGTCACGTGAAACACGCACATGTCCAATATGTGATAACGAGTTTGAGCTGACGGTCACACCTAAGAAGAAGTTACCGCGCGTCTGTTGTAGCCGCTCTTGCGCTGCTGTTAACAGGACGCAACCACGCTTCCCACAACAGTGTTTAGGGTGTAACACAGTGATGATGCTGACGCAGCGTCTCCTCGGTGTGAGGCAGTTTTGCAATCGTGCATGCGCCAGGGGTTCGGAGCTCTTCCGTGAAGCGATGTCAGCCAGCATGGTTGAACAGCATCTGACAGGCAAACGAAACGTCGCTAGCCTCAATCACGTGTGTGGTTTCTTCATGTCAGCCAAGTGCGACGCACCTGTGTGGTATCGTTCTTCTTACGAGTTGCGGTACATCGAGGTGCTTAATGCTGATGATGCTGTTATTGGTTTCCTCTCAGAACCCATCAGTATCCCGTACGTGTTTGAGGGACGACATAGGCACTACATTCCCGATTTTATCACATTTGACGTTGATGGAAAGATGACACTAGTCGAGGTCAAGCCCAAGAAGTTGGTTTCTCTTCCTGTTAATATCGCCAAGTTTGTAGCGGCTCAAGAATGGTGTGCATCCAATAATGTACAGTTTGCAGTGATGACTGAAATCGAGCTCGACATCCGTTGAGCAGCATACCTACCCTCATGCAAGACGCTATCATCAACAGCGTGCTCATTGGGCTGGGTTGCTGCTTCCTCTGCGCCCTTGTCCAGCGCGCTCCGATTCTTACTCCCTTCTGGAAATTAGCCTTGCAGGGGTTCCTCTTTATCGGTGCCGTGGTCATGGTACTGAAGCAGTTCCATCTGTTTCACGGTCTGCATTAAACATGCGTCTACACCAAGATAGTAAGGGAGCCTTTGCTGCATTTTAGCGACGCAGGCTAACTTGAGAAGAGAATGTCCGTCATGTGTTCGACACAACTAAGTTGTAAGACACTTCCTTGACCCATGTTTATCTGAGACTTCAGTGACAGAGTCTTAGGCCAGGCTTTACTCACCAGGTATAGTTACGACAGGCCAGATGCCTTCAATTTTCCCGGTTGACCCAAGTGACATTGAAACGTTCACGGTTGTCACACATCCGATTAGAACGTACGTCTCAAGCTCGACGACTGGGGTCACAGGCTCTGTCTACCTCTATGCACGTCGGTCACCAATTCAAAAAGACCCATCGCCTGACAACTCATTTGTCGAGAGCGCGCACGACGATGCAGACTTAGCTTCACTGCTTCAGTCTGTTCAGCAAGTTGGAAAGGTTGCTAGCACCCTGCAAGGTGTGACAACTGTTTCAGGGTCATATTTTGCTCAGTTTGTTAGCGCTAGCTTAACCAGTGTCTTCTACCCGTCGAAAATTGACCCTGCGCTTGTCCCTGTGTCAGCTTCTATCGTGTTCCCGATTCCATCGGGCAGCAACAAGCTGGCGTCAGGGTCTACGCTGTTGTCAGGTTCGGGTACGTACTTGACATCAGGGTCGTTCACCTTTACTAACTCAGAGTTGGCGGCAGATTTTCAGGCCATCCTTCAACAGTACATGGATGGTTGTGCAGCTCAAGGTCAGGCTGCTCGATTGCAGGAAGTCCTTGATGTTCAGAGGTTTTCACCTCCTGCTGATTTCAATAGCAACACCTTGCGTAAGCTTGCGATTAAGGACATGCTTCAGGTGTTCTATCGTAATTCATACCCCACAGCGCATTGGGCGTACAGCAACTATAGCACCCTGAATTTTTTCACCTCATCGCAGGTTCCCTCGGGTTCTGCAATCCTCTACCCGAACATTGACGGCGGGAATGGCGACTTGCTCTTCCACGAGGGGTACTGCAGCGGAACGTACACCCCCAGCGGGTCGTTCAGTTTTTCGTTCTACATCAATCCAAGGTACCAGCCTGATGCACAGAATGGTGCTTTTAAGGCAGGAACTATCCTTCACTTGTCATCGACATACGCTTTGTCGTTGGTCAGCGGCAGCGGCAAGGATGAAAACGGGCGCACAGCTGGATTTCGACTCCAGCTGCAATTGAGTCACTCTGCTGACATTGCTCCCTCCCAGGCGATTCCGGGCAATTTTCCAAATGACCTCATCTTTCTATCTGATGACAATTCACTGCAGTGGAACCACTGGCACAAGGTCGTTGTCAGGTGGGGAACGCAGGATGTCAATCATGGGACCGGGTCGTTCAACATCGACCAGGTCGATATGGGAACCTTTGTCATCCCGTCTTCGACAATCACGCCGAAGGAATACGGAGGCAGCCAAGGGTCTCCTGATGTCCTAGTGTTGGGAAACTATTTTGAGGGCGCTAACCATGGCGATGGAGTGCAAGCAAACTTCTTTGCTGCTGACCCTGCCTTGCGTGACGGCCTCAATGAACTTTTGCCTGAAAATGACATTGATGAGCCGACTGGATATCGCTTCAAGCATCCATTGAATGCTGAGTTGCACGACATTGCCATTCGTAGAACATACGTGTCTGACATTGACATTGTTGCTTCGGGCAGCAACGGGCCTAATTTCCTTGACAAGACGTATGCTTTCTATGTGCCGCCTTTCTTTGTTGAGCAATCACCCTATCGACAGTTCGTTGGTGACCATGGTGGAATCTTGGTCACGCCTTTTGAAGAAGTCGATGGTTCCACCACGGCACCTTTTAGTGTGGCCTTGTCATTTGGTGTAGCTGGTCATTACATCAATCTTGAGAACTTCGTCAAGGACTTTGCGAGTGAGCAGTTCCCGCGGCTCCACATGCTGACGGCTTCTGCTATTACCACCTCGACTGATGCCGAAATATGCAATGAGTTTTTGACTGCTGACCCATTCGTCCTCAAGCGCAACCTGACCATTCTGCCTTGTGATGATGGAAACTTCGTGCCAAGCTTCCAGCTGCTTGCCTCAGAGACTTTAGTCCGTGCTGTCGATGACTTGGGCCTAGAAGAGCTGAGCTTCATCAACATTGACAACCTCGTAATGACCAGCACTCTGCTCTTCGGAGCAGGCGCATTTGACGATGGAACGCAGCCCGCAAGTCAGGTCAACCAGTTTGCTGACATGCAGACGGGCGCCACGCCCGAGACGCCCTTTGCTCCTGCAGGCCCGGCGACGACCAATTACATCAACACTGTCGTGTCAGGTAGTGACGTTGAAGCTGGTGCTCCATTGACAGTCTTTCAACGAACTCAGGACCCGTCATCAAACGAAGTCGTCATTTTCGACATCAGCAACTTGTTCTATGGCTTCAGGATGCAACCTGGCACCCTTTCCTTGCAAGACCCAGACGTGGTCAGGTCTAGCATGCTGGGCTCACAGCTCACGGTGACGGGCGTTGTGGGTCCCATCAAGCTGTCATTTGCTGATGATGGCGCTGGCAATGTGTACCGCGCCGATTGCCTCACCCCACAGTGCACTTGGAACACAGTTGGAAACATCTACTATGATGAAGGGCTTCTCGTTCTTAAGAGCCCGCACACATATTTCTTTGGCAGCGATAGCTACGCTTTGAGCTTCCGTGGCGAGCAGCATGTTCATGTCATGAAAATTGACGTCATTGCACTGAATAATCAGCTCAATTCATCCAGCAATCCAAGCTTTTTGTCAGTTCCTCCGACGGGATATCCCAATGACCCGGAAGATAATTTTGTCTACATTAGCGGCATCAATTTTCACGACAGAGACCTCAATGTTGTGATGAAGTCGCAGCTAGCACAGCCCATCATCAAGAGAACGGGCGACCGCATTATGTTCAAAATCAAAAATGATTTCTAAAATGCGTACTACTATTGGACACCTCAGAAAGTTAATCAGCGAAAGTCGCCCGACGCCTATTGATAAGGGTGCGATTAGTAAACTTGTAGACGAACTGTACGATGCATTGATTGCTGCATTG